CAGCCACGCCTTACCGCTCTCGTGCGGCTGCTGTGCCAGCAAAATCGCCCGCTGGATCTTCGGGTCGCTCAGGTCCACCTTGTCATCAGGCCCGACCCCGGCCGCCTTCGCCACGTCAGCAACGTAGCTCGTGAGATCCGCTTTCGGGTCGCCGACCCAGCGCGTCACCGCATCGCGGATTGTGCCAACACCAGACTGCGCATAGTTCGTGAGTAAGTCGCTGTGAGCTGCAACGCCCGTCGGCACATCGGGAAAGGCCGCAACATAGCGCCCACCCGATACGGGGATAGCGCCGCTAGCGCCGGCGAACTTAACGCCTGGCGCCATCATGATGTTGCCCGGATTGTTGGCCTGCTGTCCGGCCGTCATCGACGTATCGCGAGCAATGACTGGCGCCCCGACATCGCCCGCCGCCGCGATGCTGGTCCCTGGCTTGTCACCCCCGCCGAGCAGACCTTTCTGGACTTGCTGCGTCTGAAGCATCTGCAGCAGCGGGATCGCCTCCCTGATCTTAGCGATCTGCAGCTCCTGCTGCTTCTCCTCGTACGCCTGCTGCGCGGCCAGGCGCGACGCGCCTACCGCCTCGCTCCCCGCCAGCGACTGCTCCGCCCCGCCGGCACCCTGCGCGAACACCTGGCCGAACGACCGCGGCATCGTGCTTGGCCCGCTCGCCGACAGCATGTTCAGCCCGAAGTTCAGCAGCGCTCGCGTCCCTGCGCTCTCGCGCTCCGCCGGCGCCAGGCCCGTGGTGCCGCCGCCCACCGCCTCGCCCAGCAGCGACGCCACGCTGCGATCCACTGGAGCCGGCGGCGCTGCTGCCTGCTGCCGCTGCCCCATGAGGTATTGCAGGGCCGCATTCAGCACCGCGTTTGGATCGGCCGCCGGCTGCGCCGTGGTGTCGGTGGTGTCGGTGGCTGCCATGGTCAGAACCCCTAGAAGCCGAGCAAGCCTAGCGCGCGTGGCTGCGCCACCGGCTGGCCGCTCAGCGTGCCATACTGCGCCTGCCGCTGCTGGAGCAGCTTCACGAGCGCATCGAGCGAGCCCGCCTGCCGCGGACGTCCGGCTGGAACCTCGGTGATCTTTGCCGGTGCCAACGGCGAGCTGGCCGGCTGCTGCGCCAGGGGGCTCTTGCTCAGAGCCTGGAGCGCCTGCGCCAAGCCCGGGCTGCTAGCGTCCGATTGCCCGGCCATGCTCTGGTCGAGCGCCGTACCAGATAGCGTAGGGCCTTCCTGCGGCGCGCCAGAGCTTCCACCCAGCCACGTCGGCAAGGCGTTATAAGCCCACGTTTGAAACGACGATGGTGCTGTGCTGCCTGACATTAGCTGAGCAATCCTAACAGGCCGCCGCCAACCGCGCCGATGGCCGTGCCTACGCCCGGAAAAGCCGAGCCGATAGCTGCACCGGTTGCCGCCCCCCCGAGTGCGCCACCGAGCGGGTTCTTCGTCGTCTGCTGCTGGATCGTGCTCGTCCCGGTGCCGTCGGTGCTGTAGGGCACGCCGCCGAGCGTGCTGGTCAACAAGTCCAGATTCTGCACCGGCCAGTTCTGCGCCGCGAAGAAATTGCCCATGTTGGAGGTGTCGATGTTCTGCTGCTGCGCCTGCTGCGCGCCGCCGATCGCCTGCAGCAGCCCCGCGTCTTTCTGGCCGTATGCCTGCTGCGCCGTCGCGACCGTCGGAAGGTTCTGCGCCGCCGCCAGGCCCGCGTTCAGGTTCTGCCCGCCCATGCCATAGGCTGCCTGCTGTGCATTACCGAACCCGGAGCTGAGCAGGTTGCCCAGACCGGTCGCCGCCGTCAGGCCCTGTGCCGATCCCTGTGCCGCCAGATTGTACGCCGGCTGCAGTGCTGCGTTCCAACCGCCGGTGAGCATGTTGCCAATTTGCTGCTGAGTGCCGAGCGCCGTATTCGCCGCGGCCTGCCCCTCGGCCACGCCCTGCCGCGAGCCACCAAATGCCCCGACGTTGGCGGCCTGGCCGGCGATGCCCTGATTGGCCAACGCCAACTGCCGCTGCCCGGCGGCGATGGTTGGATCGATGACCTGCTGCGCATACGGTGACATCAGCGCTGTGGCATTGGCGCCCACCTGGCCTGCCGTGGCCGGGGCCGCCGCGCCGATGTAGTTCCCCAATAGGGCCGCCGTCGGCGCCGCCACGCCCTGCGCAAATTGCCCGTAGAGCGTGTTAGTGTTCGCGTTGGTGGCGTCCGCGGTGATAGGCGCCGCGCTGCCGAGCAGCCCGGTATATGCGCCCTGCGAGGCGGCGTACGCCGGCGCGCCCTGGCCCTGCATATCGCGCACCTGCTGATACGCCGTGTTCGTGTCAGCCGTCGTCGGCGCTACCTGCTCGCCGGTGTAGGGCGTGTAAGGACGCTGGCTCAGATCCTGCGCTGTCCCCACCGCGCCCTGGGCCGCGTTACTCAGCCAATCGGGTATGATGGTCGAGGTGCCGCTGCTCGATGTCGTCGTCTGCGGCGAGCCCTTCTTAGACATGCTCCGCGCTCCAGAATGGTGAAAGCGGCTTGCGATAGCTGTAGCCGTCGAGCTGCCAGCCGGCCGCAGCGCGTCCCCAGCCGCGTCGTCCGGTCAGCGTCGCCACTTCGCAACCCTCGCCACGCGCCCACTCGTCAATCTCGCTCTGCAGCGCAAGGCAATCGTTGAGGTCGCCCGCTGCCAGCCAGTAGTTCACGGTTTTGAGCAACGGAAACGTGTGCACTTCGGTGATGATCGCGCCATCTCTGCGCTCCCAAAGTTGCGCCCGCCGCTCCTCGATGAGCTGCACGACGTCGGCGGCTGTGTGCGTTGGCCCTCCGTGGGCCAGCGCCTTCTCCAGCCGCGCCAGCTTCTCCGCGCCCGTCATGGTCGCGGGACGACTTCGGTCTGAAGCGTCCCCGCATTATCAACACTTAGCTTCCATGTGCTCCCGTCTGGGGAACGCAATCCGATGAACGGGAAGACAGCCGCACCATTGACATCCGCCTTACGGTTCAGGGCATCGGCGACGGCCGCCAGCCGCTGCTCGATGCTCCCGGATACCGGCGCGGTGAACGGAGCAGGCGGGTGGCGAAGAGCTGCCATCAGACGCCCCATGCGTGGTATAAGCGGAACGGCATCAGCGTTTCAGCGCCTCCCGCCCTGACGAATCTCAAGTCTAGTTCGGCCCACCGCAAACGGACCGTCTGCCAACGCTTCAAGGCGCATGCGGATGGATCGTCCCGAGAAACGGACATCAACTAGGCCTCCGTGAACGTCAGAGTAGAGCCCAGTGTCAAACTCTCCAACATCATCTCCAGGCTGTTCTCGGACGTAGAAACGCCATCCGATTACAGGAGGGGGTTGAATTGAAGGCTTCTGAGACGGCAATAGCGACGCAGGCTGATCCGCCACGATTTGCTTTATGTGTAGGCGTTTATCCCCTTCGCCCGCCACGATATTCCCACTTTCGGCATATATTACGCCCGTTTCAGCGCGCGGCGCGCGGTTGTTCAGCCACGAGTATTCATGAAGGAACAGCGATCCAGTGTGATCCACCAGATAGCCGCCCAGCACCGGATTATCCATTGTCCCCGACGGATCGGCTGCAGTGCGATTGCGCGTGCCGATCGCCCACGGTTTGGCGGCATCCCCGTAGTTGAAGATCAGATACCGGCTGCACTCGGTGGCGTCGTCACTCGGCCAGTCAAACCAGAACTCACTGAATGCCGGATTAGGCGAGCCGAACACGCGCCCCACCATGTCCCGGTTCAAGAGCGAATAGAACCAGTCGCCGACGTCGCAGGGCACCGGCTGGACGTTGCCACTGTAGCCCCAGAACGTCTGCGCCCCGGGCCAGACCACCACGCTGCCGATCGCCACCACCGCGCGCAGCGACAAAGGCCCGCAGCCAAACCCTATCTGCGTGATACCGTAGGCATAAGGCGCACCGACATAGGTCATTTTGTGGACGTCGTTCGCCGTGAAAATCAAAATGCCATCGCTCACCTTCGTTGCCGTCATGGCGTAGCTCTGCGTCACCAGCAGCTTGCTGCCCGCCAGGTTGGTATCTAACGGCCCCCAGACATCCGGATTTTCCTGGTCGCTCCAGGCGATGTTGCGCGGATCGCCGCCAGCCCCGAGCAGCACGACATGCCGCTGATCAGTGACGATGACGCCGCGGTTGTTGGTAGGTGCGGTGGCGACTAGGACGGGTAGTCGCGCCGGGTCAGTTGGCGCGAGCAACGCCTGTGCTGGCGACCACCGGAACAGATGCCCGTCCTGCGTCGGCACCACCAACAGATCCTCGCCGAACGTCGCGAGGCTCCACATATCGCCCATGATGGCGGCGATGTCGGACGGGCCAATGTCGGCACCGTCCCGGCTGGTGCCGTAGGTGTCCTCGCCATAATCGCCGCTACCGTAGCCGACAGGCGCCCCCGGTTTGCCAAGACGCCCGACGCCCGCAGGCGTGATGTCCTGCAGCACGTGCGTGTCAAAACAGTACACATACAGTTTCGCATCGGTGCCGAACGCGGCCCAGCGCACAGGCGGGGCTGGCGGCAGTCCGTTGTCGTGCCAAGTCAGGACGTCGCGCGGCCAGTCCGGCACCAGCGCCGGCGGCGTGCCGTCGTCGAGCTGAAACGGCACGGACAGGTCGTGCCCATCCACACCCTGCAGCGCGACGTTGCCGCCGATCGGCTGGATCTGCCCGCCGCGGAAGCGGACATGATCGCTGTCCCACCACCGGCCAGGCGTCGCCTCAGGCGTGGCGTTCCGAACCACGCCCACGGGAGGAGCCTGGGTTACGCGCGGCATGTCTCAGTGGCTCCCACGCAGCGGTGCGGACAGCTCGCGTCGCGGCCGTGC